CTTCGTCCAGTTGAGCCAGCTGATCTGCTACTCCTTTTTCTGTAGGAGACATGGCGTAAACGAGTCCTGCGATTCCAAGAGGTACAGCAGCCTGACTTGCAAGAGCAGCACCTTTTTTACCAACGGCACCTTCTAGCCATGTTGGTTCAACTGCTGGCTCTGGCGCAACAAATGTTGCGTCAGCAGCAACGCTGACGCCACCGTCGACGTAAACCAGTTTAGTACCTGGCGGGACACCACCTGCCGTTGCCGCAGCTGGATTATCAAAGACCGCGGTCCTCCATGACGGGGTTTGGCTTGCCGTTGATGCCTGTTGCAGACCCCCTGGGTTTTGCGGGTTTGCCATAGATGGTTTAGGTGTATTAGCAGGAAGTGTTTTGGCTGTTAAAGCATTAAAATCTGCTTCAGTCTGGTAAGCTGGGAATAATTTATCCTGCCAACCTGGTCCGCCTCCCATGCCCTGCGCGGAGAAATCCGCCGGTAGACCTTGGAATGCAAATCCTCCGCCCGGTCCCCGTGGTCCAAATATACCTTGCGCCAGAGGATTAGTGGCACCGGAAGAGAATAGCTTACCGGCTGCGCTAATCGGATCAGTTAGACCTCTACCCAAACCTTCAGTAAAGCCCGTTCCAAAGCCCCCAGTTCCTGCGCTGAATCCGCCCTGTAGACCTCTGCCAATAGCTCCAATTCCATAACCAAGCGCCGCTGACTTAGCGGCATCGCCCCATGTTCCTCCTTGCATCTTGGCGAGAAGACCTGAAGCAACAACGCCGCCAATTCCAGGCGCGATCATATTTCCTATAATGGGAGCCGCTATAGGAAGAATTTTCTTGGCGATTTTCTTGATGACCCCAAATATCTTTTTGAAGAAAAACTCTGGCTGACCCGTTATAGGGTTGATCGAGTTTAAATCGCTGCCGACAACATAACGATTGGGGTCTGTAACACCCATCATCGTCATCTGACGGAAGAGGTCGTTCTTTAAGCCGGGATTAGCATCCAGAATTTCTTTGGGGATGATGGCCTCGCCTTCAGCGGCGTGGACCATGTAGTTATCACCGTAACGGCCAAGAGTGGCCAACCCATTTGATAAAGCTTCTGCGGTGGGCTCACCGGAAAGTTTAGGAGAACTATCTACCATCATCAGGAAATCTCCAGCACGCTCGCGAAGGCATAAATCTTCGACGCTGTGTCGCAGTTGAGTATCAGCGTATCACTGGTTTCAAGAACAAACGGTCCAGTGAGAGACGTATCTGCGAGAGTTCCTATACTGTTCTTCTCCAACGTAATCGTTACAGAAGCGGAACTGTCGGTAATCTTAGGGTACACTACTATAGTCCCGGAATGACTGTTATACAAATTTATGTTTTTAATAATGGCCTGAGTGGCGCTGGGACACGTATAAACGGTGACATCCCCTGTCGCGCCTACCAAAACGGCAATATTTTTATACGCTGAAGCCATTATTCCATAAACCACGCCACGCCGTTGGTGTCATCTTCTCCACTCACTACAGCGGGGAAATCTATCTTCGTCAGGGCCATTTCAAGGTCCCGCAGGATCCTCACAAAAGTATCCACATCATATTGATCAGGAGCCATAGGCATCGCATGATCCAGTAATTTAGCCATTTCCTTATTTAATCCTACGCATTAGGGCTTCTTCGACTTTTGGTAACAAACGGATACCGCAGTATCCGATGACAAAAGCCACGGTGAGTGCAATTTGATCGTTAAACTCGAAATAGGCCATGGCGGCAGGAATAAAGAACTCTGCCGCAATCCACCCGACAACTATAGCAATAGCTATGTCCTTCAAAGCCCCAAGATTCCACTTGCGACGTGTCAGTACATTAGCCAAACCCCCACAGCCTGATGCAAATATGCAGCACAGCTTTCCTCCAAAGGTCATTATTGCCCATTCCATTTACCTTCTCCCATCAGGACGCAGCCCAAGACGTAGATCCCCCAAGGTCCATGTTATGTCCGTCGTGTCACTCTCAATCCGCAAAGCGGCCTGTCTCGACCGGCTCCGCAGGAAAGCCTGCTGGGTTGAGGATTTAACGGCATTCGTGGAGTTCGTGGCGAGACTGTCTCCGGGGTAGTTCCTTGTTTTCAAGATATAGTTTACGGAAGCATCTGCGTCCGTACTTGTTATATCTATATCCGGTATCAGACGATTTATGAACATGAACTGTTCGCCATCGCCAAGATCGAAATCAGCAGATTCGATGAAAGCCGTCATGGCGGACCCATCATCATCATCGCCGCTTTCATGCACATAGGTGTAGTTCGTATCGCTTGACTGGCCAGAGGCTCTTGGGTTGTTGTGAATTCCGAAGTCCACCCAGGCAGTTCTGGAAAGAGTACCCAGATCCCATGTGTTCTCTGTAAAGTTAAATTTAACGTAGCGGTCTATCTCGGAAGCATCGGCACTTGGATAGAACCAGAACACTTCATCAAACATCTTGTTCGACGCGGCAAAGCATTTGAAATTTTGTTCCAGATTGATGTCATCGAACACGTAACGCAGAAGGGTGCAGGGAATAACTTGAACACGTCCCGTGTAGACGTAGAAATTCTCCCTGTCCATCCAGAATACCTTGTCTCCTACAGTTGTGACGGCATTCGGACCTATGATGGATACATTGTTTGCCAACATGCTGACACCAAAAGTAAACGGCGGTCCCACAAAACGCATGGAATGAAGAGATGTGTCCGTCCAGATAAGCATTTCCTGCCGTGTTTTCTGGGCAGAGATTATCTCGGAACCAGAGGAAATTCTCTGGGACCCCGCTGTGTTGGTCGCGGTGGGAGTCCAATCAAAAGGACTTTCCTGATCGGACCAGCGGATCATCAACAGGTCCTGTTCGGTTTCGCTTATAGGATTGCATCCAAAGCAGACTATGTGGCGGTCAGCACCGGACACCATAATCCTTCGTGTAATGGTAGGGGCATCCAAAGCTCCCGTTTGAGAGGCAAAGGTTGTGGCCCTGTTTCCCAGACCCAGAGTCTTGTCCCAATAATATGGAGTGCCATCGTAAACATTAAACGCAAGATCTTCGCCCCAATTATCCTGGGACCATAACCGGATATTAGACCCTGATCCTGCGGCGGTTGCCGATGCTTCTCCAAACCCTACAAAATTATTAGCTTCTTTGACCGCTACACCATCACTGTGGGACGCTGCTGTCGTTCCGCGAACTCCGCGAACGACCCCTGCATTAACTGTATTAGATGATTTACCCGTGTACTGAAGCAGTTCATCCTCGATTAAAACAAGCCCAACAAAAGTTATGGCATCCCCGCTAGAAGAACTTGCCGCCGTAGTTCCGTCATCACCACGAGTCAGTTCACCAAAAACATTACCCACATTCGTTCCATAGCGAATGTTTTCGCTTCCTATCTTGATAGTACCCTTACTGGGAAAACCAGTGGTATCGGCTCCGGCAATGGTTGTAGTCGCAGCGGTAAGATTCGCGCCTGTGGTAGTGGCCGCTACCTCAAAATCCGCTGCACTCGTCAGAATGAAAGTTGTGTCCGAATTGCTTATCCCGCCACTGTCATTAAGTGTGGTTTGTGAATAACCTGTACTGAGACCTCCCCAGAGACCAGCGCCAAAACCAGTCCCAGTTACAACCGTGTTGAGACCCGTATTTATCTGATATACAGCAACAACAGAAGAACCACCACCGGCAGTGGTCCCGGAAGAAGCGGAACCCGAAGTTGTTATTGTGTAGCTGTTTGAGTCTATAAGAGTAAGCTCATGTTCCGTGTTGAACTGAGCCGCTGTGATCCCATCCGTAGTTGTTGCACCACTTAACGTGACAAAGTCTCCGTTTACGGCCCCATGAGCAGGGGCCGTAACTGTTACAACACCACTCGATGCAGCACCTGTTGTAAGGGGGTTTGCTCCGAGAGTAGTTGTCACTCGAATGGGAGTGACATCATTGTACCCGCCACCCTCTTCTATATAGAACTTGGTTTCCGTTCCAAGGCCCATGTACTTAGCGCCGCTTAACGAGGCCCACACATGAAGTGATCTACCCGTTCCCTGTATGGTGTTGCTGCTAAGACGGATCCATCCGCCCATTTTTTCAGGACGACCTTTACGGAAACGGACTAGATCGGAATTGTACCAACCGTTTTCATCTCCGTAGGACGTAGTTTCCCTGTTAACTCCAGGGCGGAACTGTATCTTTGACAGCGGCATTTTATATCTTCCAGAGCATCCCTGACATCAAAAGAATAACTGCACCAGCGGAAGTGATTAATATCAACTCAAGTCTTTTTATCCGCTCAATGGTCTCTTTCCACCGTTCGGCGCAAACGGCCTCATGTGTGTCTAGTTTTGATTGCAATTCCTTAACTGTTGTCATTACCTATATCTTCCAATTTCTATTCCCTGGGGTCACTAGGCCAATCATAAAGAATCCCGGTTTTATTGCCGTCGCTATCCCAAACTAAAAGCAGCGCAACAATGGCATCTGCATCTGCGGCGTTGTCGATTGCCTCTTCCATCTCTGTTGCTTTAGCACGGATTGCATCTCGCCAAGTCTGAATATCTGACGGTACGGCAGTTCCGGCATCAGCCTTTCTGATAATTACCCAATCCGTTTGGCTCAGTAGCGAACCTTGTTGCCGTTTTACTTCTTCTTTTAGAGATGACTTCACATCATTAAGGGGGTTTTCCGTTTTATTGACCGTGCCATCAGGATTCCGTGTCCATCTATAGAAACGATCATCGGGAGCAGCTTCAGGGGTAATCTCGACAAGACCTGCTGCTTCCTTTTCAGCCGCTGACCATAAGTGCCATTGCGGGGATTGCTGGATGCCGTCGTCGCTTACCCACGTTCGTCCTTTCCTGATAGTGACGCCCTTGTATTGCCACATAGTCATTACTCCAGTGTTTCTAAATTATCTTTCGCATTTGATTCTTACTAAAGGTGGCATCACCATATAGCGTATCTATCGCTAAAATAGCTTAACAAGTTCGTTAGGTCTGCTCCAGATATCTCCGCTGAGTATCCAATAATTTCTGCTATTTCTACATTTCCATTCTGACCTCCTGCATGGTTCGAGCCTAAACGAACTTCCCCAAATGCAGGAGTGCCTCCTGGATCAGCACCTGTCACCTTGGAGCCATCATTGAGTGTCTGCCAACTTGTTGTGCCTCCAGTAAATCCAGATTGGACAAGTCCAAAGCTCCCAATAGTCAAGGAAACAGGATTAACATTTGCATCTGTCCCACCTTGCTTAATTTGCGGGCTAGTTCCAATTTGCCTCACATAGCCATTGGCGCCACCATCTTCGTAATTAGCCACATAGTCATTGTTGGTCCAAGAGACTGAATTGAATAGCTGAAAGACATGAAATGTTGCTCCATAGCTTTCAGCGTAATCATGTCCTATTGTATCATTGCTTCCATCAAATCGAACGGCGGGTTGGCTGTTTATAAGACTATCGACCCAAAGCGGCTTATTCGTCGATTCGCTTAAATCGCGCCCATTCGTTGTTTGATCGTCCCACTGAGAAACAAAATCTGAACCATCCTTGGTAATGCCTAAATCAGCTCTGAACCAATACTGACAATTGGCTATATCAGTGGGTTGAAATTCGGCACTAACAGCAAACCATTGTGAACCAAAAGGCATCGTCTACTAAGCTCCTGAAAGCGCCAGTTGGACTGCCCCAACAAGTATTGAATCAGCCGCAGACACAAAATAAGGCACGATATCAACGGCATTTGCGGCTGTGCTAAGTGTTATTCCGCCATCTCCGACAGTCTTAAACTGAGACCCAAGACCTAATGTTCTGGACCCTGTTCCATCTTGAATACAAACGATCACACCAGCCTGACCAACCGCCTCCGTGGTAGGGTTGGTAAGAACCACATTTCCTGTAAAAGTCAGCACAAAGTTTTGATTGGCACTAAAGTCTAACGCCACGTCGCCTGTGTTCGATGTATCTGTGTTTGTATTTCCTAGCAAGATTTTTCCAACAGTAAGTTTGCCAGCTATTGTAACATCAGTGCCACCAGTAGGGATCTCGATAACGTCAGCATCGGCGTCATTCTTGATCGTAACGTCGTTGGTACTTCCTTGGCCCGTAAGGATAAGACCTTCAGCGGCGGTATAGCCCATTGCGGCATTATCAGCGGCAGCAGTGTCGCCGTCCGCATTTACGGTAGACGCTGTTACATCCCCAACGATGTCTACGTTAGTTCCGCCCGTAGCTATCGTTATTACGTCAGCATCGGCGTCATTCTTTATAGTTACGTCGTTGGTACTTCCCTGACCAGTTAGAATAAGACCTTCGGCGGCGGTATACCCCATAGCAGCATTGTCACTGGCGGCAGTATCACCGTCAGCATTTACTGTAGACGCTGTAACGTCTCCAACGATGTCTACGTTCGTTGCGCCCGTAGCTATGGTTATTACATCGGCATCCGCGTCATTCTTGATCGTCACATCATTGGTAGAACCTTGGCCTGTAAGGATAAGACCTTCGGCGGAAGTGTATCCCACCGCAGCTTTATCACTAGCGGCGGTATCACCTAGAACATTAAGGGTCCCACTGGAAGTAACATCCCCGGAGGCTGTTATAGTTGCTAGGGCCAGATTTGATACAGCATCTACAACCGCCGCGCCAGAACCAGCGCCGTCCATGTAAACGATGGCAGATTTACCGTTTGCCACCGTTATATTGGCACCACTTCCTTGGGTCAGGATAACCGAATACGGCCCACTGGACCCAGAGTCTGTGGTTGCGTTAATTATAATGAAATAGGCCGCAGTCGTATTTGGAGCCACCGTGACTGTGTTGTTAGCACCTAACGCGCCCGTGAATTTAATTACGCGATACATACCAGCTTGAAGATTCTCGGTTCCTGATCCCGGAGATGCTTCTCGAACCGTAAGAGTATGTGTGGTCCCGGAAAGAGCGACTGCGCTATAAGCGACTATTCGGTCTAAAATATCCAGATTGTGGTTGGTAGTCGTTCCCCACGCACCGGACTGTTCCCCCGATCCTATCTTTTCAATGCCAAAACTTGTTGTATATGAAGATGCCATAGCTCTTTCCTATGCCGCTATTTTTGTCCAATCCGGCGTTTGTGTTGTGCTTATTTCTGAGAAATTAGAGGTTTGAGAAGTATCTATAACACTCCAGACAAGTGCGTTATTAGCAATTCCTTCAGCAGAAACCCCCTCCACACTAAATGCAAAGTTTATTTGAACAGAACCGATACCGCTCGCTGCCGAAACACCCGTAACAGAAAGATTGGAATTGGTGATAATGGAAGGCGAGCCAACGGCTGATGCGGCAGAAACCCCCGTTGTCGAAACAGTTACAGCGGCAAATACAGAAGGCGATCCAATCGCACTGGCTGCGGAGACACCCGTAACGCTGATACTGACTGGGAGACTAACAACAGAAGTGCCAACAGCACTGGCCGCAGAAACACCTGTAACTTCAACGGGAACAGGGCTATTCCACGCCCCCGTGTTCCAGGTACTCCTATCCCAACCAGTGATAAGGGCCATTATGCAATCCTGATTATTGCGTTATTAGCGTCATTTGCCGGAAACTGTATGGTGAAATCACCTGCGCTAGACGATTTATCCCCGCCAAAATTAACAACCGCAACCGCAGGGTCCGCCGCGTGATTAGTCGTAGATCCTGTGCCCGCAGAACTTAGAGTACTGTTATAGATCAAGGCTCCTCTGGCGCTGGAAATAGTGGATGTAGACCATGTGCTGTCCGCGAAATCCAGAAACGCAGTAGGTACTGCACTACTATTATCGGCCAAGGCGAGTGTGATACTTGCCAACGTATTCCCACCAGCCGTGTAAGCCGTACCGCTGACCTCATTACTAGTTGTATAGCCCGTGGTGTCCGCACTAATGGACGAACTGTTGGTGAACATCGCGATCTTAAACGTGTCCGCTCCAATAGCACTCGAACCTGTGCGCGTATGTGGGGTCCAGAAATGAATACCCGCCATCGCCTCTGTCTTGAAAGTTCCGCACATTGCGGATGATCCAACTGCCATTACAATCTCCTTATAATATCGGCCAAGTCGTCATGGCCCTGCTTTTTCAATAAAGCCCAAATAGTAGTCCGTTCACTTTGCGCCATCCTATTCATATAGACTACAAGCACATTCTTCAATTTCTCTCTGTGGGCCAGAGCCTGATCCCGTATAAAAGAGGGGGCATCTTGAGAAACCACCATAATCTTGTTCATAGCCATCTCCGCCATTTCTTCAGGAGAATGACCCCGGTTAGTTGTTGTAAATACCAAGGGATCGCTAACACCAGCGTTGCCCGCACTGCCTAGCATCAAGCCACGTCCCTTCTAACCCTATCGTATCTATATTGATCCCTAGTCTGAAGACCTTCGCCAAGATTCTTCAGCCATTGTAGAGCTTCCTGGAATCTTCCATTGTAAACCTGAAGGAGGTCGGCTTCCCCCTTCATGAAAATATAAGCCTCTACAAGGCTACCATACAAAAGACCGAGTTCCGCGTTGGTTCCAAGCCAGCTTGTCCCGTCAGAACTTGTCGTAATAGACGTTGGACGATAAAAGTAATGTAACTCCATTGTGTAAACAGCGTCTGGGGAGGGGGCCAACAAAAATGTATCATTATCCCAATCAGCATAGTATTTGGGAGTCCCTGTGGTTGCAGGGTTTGGCGTATAGTCTTGTAAAGCAGTTACCTGTTTGTACAATAGAAACTCTTTGCTCGAGGAGTTGATAACACTCAAAGAATTCTGGGCCAGAAAGTCCGTTGGTTTGGATAAATATTGATTTCCTGAACTGGTGGATCCCTGTGAAGATTTACGGAACACATCCAACTGGCATTCTTTCAAAATACGTTCTTCAGCATTAACGATAAAACGAGACAATTGGTTGACAAAAGTCGATTCAGTATTCTGCGTATAATCTTGAATAGCCGTTTTTAAGGTAGTGAATGTATAGGCCATCTTATGCGCTCACCGTCACGGGTCCAGCGGAAGAAAACCCCCCGCCCCCTTTAACATTACCAGAAGTGGCTGTTCCACTTCCAGAAGTGAAAGTATAATTATCGGAATCAACTTTAGTGATTGAAAACCCGGAACTGTTCTCTACGGCAGCTTCTGTAAATCCATCAAAGGCTTCTACATTTCTAAATCTAACCGTATCGCCGGTGCTTCGACCATGCCCCGGCTCCGTAACTGTTATAACAGCAGAGCCACTTGAACCTGATTTAAAACTATCGAAAGCGAGCAGAACCTCCACAGCTGGTTCCGTCCGGGCGGGTCTACTTATTCTTAACGCTTGAGGATCAGCCAGAACACGTCGAGGCTGTAACTGAGGCTGTTTCGATTCATATTCATCTCTTCCTACGAGATATCCATTCCACTCCAGAATCATATTTTTTAATTTATAAGTTCTTCCAGAACGATCTGAGATACCTAAAGCATGTTTACCTGAAGCATACCGGGGCATTACAAAATACTCAGCGAAGAATAACTTGGGACTAGACGTAGACCTGTCCTCTCTGCGTCCTCTGATGCGGCCCTTTGAAATTCTTCCTCATAAAGTTCTTTTAATATTACGATCTTCTGAGGAGCTCTCTTAATCGCTAGATAATAGGCTAAACCCGCTACAAGACACGGAAGAAATCTGAAGGGTAAATCCGCTGTGTTAATCGCGTTATCTGCATCTTCGATACGCCGAACCCTGTGATATATAAGTTCGTCCGTAGAATTTTCGGGAGAAGGCCAAACAGTTACTGTAGGTGTTATCAAACGATCTACATAAAATTGCGTTGGTCTCCCTTGAGTTGTTTTATTCGGGGTATTGAGATAATCGCCTCTGCTTATCCTGTTAATACTTATATCCGAACTGCTCCTTCTTACTACTGCTTCTAGGAAACTTACTGTTGATTGAACATCAATTAAGGAAGGGTCAGAACTGATAGTTGTACTGGCCGCACTGCTTGAACCTGTAATTGTTTCACCAGCAGTGAACGCCCCGGAAGGCACCGTCAGTGTAATAGTGGTTGAGGAAGGTTTGCTTATAACAGATGCGGTGACGTTGCTGGTTCCCCCAGTGATAGTCTCTCCAACACTAAGATTAGTAGAGGCCCCCACCGTGGCTGTTATGGCCCCAATAGGATAAACCGCAACGGAAGAAGTAGAAGATAACTGAGCCAAAGGCTGTGTTATTTGCTCTACGGTCCATAAATTTAATCCTCTATTCGCCCACTCAGCAAAAAGAAGATTTAGAGATCGCCGGGAGGTCGCAGAATCATAACCTGTTCTAAATTCTAGTCCACATCTCTCAAAGGCCTCTTCTGTAATTTCGGCCATATCCAGGTTGAAATCAACCGATCCAGAAGTTGCCATTCTTATCCCCTTCTCCCTATAAAGCCAATCGGCTGACCTTCCTTATTTTCAGACATTCCCTCAATATTCTTTTAGACAGTAGACAACTATAGAGTAAGTGTCTCCGCTGGTATGCCCTACAGTCGTAAACTGTATATCTCCTGTTTTGCCCCCAGAAGCGGCGACATTAGGAAGACCACTAATATCTGAGTAGTCCAGGGTGTCTGAATAATCCGCTGGCAATTGGGCGGCGATAACATCTGTGGACGCATCCCAGAGAATCTTGACCCCCATGCCAACATTAGAAAATACTATCTTTTCTAACCTGACTCCCGTGCAAGCAGTTCCATCTTGACGAGAAGACAGCGCGGAAACATCAACCTTAGTGACTGCTGCTTCCCCAGTGCCATCGCTAGTGTTTGTACAGTAAATAACAGCGTTTCTATCGCCATCTATTACTGTTGTTGCTGTTACTGCATCAGCCATATCAGTCTCCTTCTAGAAAGAACGGGGAGATCACTCCCCACCCTAATCTATGCAATCTGCACGTATTCGATAATGAACGTAAAGGAGCCTGCCGTCGTGGCATCTACCGTGTTAGTGATGTTGCAGTAAAGTGTTCTTTCTGCGGAAGTATACTGCACGGAAGCTGGAGCCGTCGTTCCGTCCTGTGTCTGAAGAACCAGAGCCGTTACCGTGACATTACCAAGCACGACCGTCGTTCCGGCGTCTAGAATCTCATCTGGCTGCGTAGCAACGATCTGAGAACCGGAAGTGGAAGTTCCGACCTCGTAACCAATATCGCCAGATCCAATTACGGGAGCCGTCGCACAGAAGATCTTGATGTTAGTGATAATAGTATTGGCAGGTTGCGTAAACTCACCAATCGCGGGGCTGTCACCCGCTGTACTGTTGACAGTAACGCCCGTAGCAAAACCAACGTGTTTAACGTATTTGTCCGTTACAATGCCCGTAGAGGCGATATCGAAAGTGTTGGTTACGGCACCAGTGGTTGAATTGACATTAATTACCTCAAAGCCGTTTTCAGACCGGACTGGACCATTAAAAGTTGTGTTAGCCATCTGGCTACCTCCTTACAAAGTTGCCCTAGAGTCTTGTAAGCGTCTGCTGGGACAGTCGCTAGGGCTATAAACTC